AAAAGTCTATTCTCTAAAAAAGTGGTTGCTGCATTTGCTGTTGCCATTTTCTACTCCTATGTCCTTTGTGCTCTCGGTAGTCCTTGTCTGTAAGCATCCTCGTTTTCTCTTGCTTCTGCTAAATCTTTAAGTCTTTGTAAATAAAAAACATAATTTTTTTCATACTGTGCAATTACATCAGGCTCACCTTTCATATAATAATAAGCTTCTATTAACGATCCGTAAAGTAAAGCAAAAGGTGCATTCGTACTTAGCCATGTTGTTCCATCATCTGCACCAGCAGTAATACTTGTGGGCCTATAATAATAATGTAATTCAAGTGTATAGTTACTGTCGGGAGTTGGGGCTACAATAAAGTTATTTGTATCAAATCTAGCATAATATTTTGGTAATCCAGTTGTGGATGATGCGGGTGTATATTCTCTTAAGTAATTAACATCTTTTTGTAATAAAAAACTTTCAGATCCAGATGTAGTTATTTGCAAAGAAAAAGATGCTAGATAATCACTTGGCACTGTTAAAAAAGCATCTGATGACGTAAATGCACTTGTTACATTTTTTCTAAAAATATCTAAGTCAATACCTTTAAATATTTTTTCTTCAGCAGCTTTTATGAAATTTGATAGATTATTTTCAAAACTAGTTTCACTGTTATCTGTATAATCTTTAATAGCTGTTTTAAGTGTTGCAAGTGTAAAGCTCATTAGCTTGTTATTGATGTTGGTCCTGCACTAGCAAGTCCTCCACCACCTTTCTGAGTGATTGTTGCGGTTACTCCTGATGAAAACGAATAATTGTTCGTATCTATATTTGTGATTGTAAATCCAGAAGCAGAGTTAATTGTTGTTGCAGCTATACCTCCAACACTAATTGCATCTCTAAATCTAACTGTATCGCTTGTTGATCTGCCATGATTTGGCTCATTAACTGTGATTGTTGCTGAACTAACAGTCGTAGAAAATGCGTTTAATGGCAACAAATTAGGCACTGATGTTTCAGTTCTGTCAGGCCTAGCATCTCTTATTGCCTCATTATCAGCTCTTACGTTTGCAGGCTCTAGTTGTGAATGTTTTTCTTCGTACTCATCTTTACCAACAATAGATCCATTCCACTCTTTTCGAGTGTCTTTGATTTTATATCTAAAACCAGACCTATCAGATATTCTATAAGCATATTTTCCACTAGCAAAAGCCATCAACCTACCTTATAATAATCTAATTTTGGCACTACATTGAACGCAGATCTATCTCTATCTTCAGCCATTGCTCTATCAAACTCTTCTTCATAGACAGTTTTTAACAACTGAATCCTATCTGGTGCTCTTTTCATAGCTATATAATAAGCCAAACCAGCGGTAAAACACGGAAAAAATCTAAATGGTATTTCCATTGTGTTTACTTGTGTATCGGCATCTTGTATTCGTGTTAGTGCATCATAAACAATTACATCTGTGCTGTTTTCAGGTGTAGGAAACAACTTAAGATTAGGCGTAATTTGCCTATCTAAAAAATATTGCGTAGGTCTTCCAGTTGAGGTTTTGTTTGGTAAGTTTAAAAAAGCATCACGACTAATTCTTGTCATCGTAAAATCTGTGCCACTACGCCTTACAACTAAAGACAATATATCTATTAAGTCAGTTCCAAGACTATATTCAGAATCATCTGCTGTAAGAGCCTGTGTCCTCTGCTCAATTGTCCACTGGTTAAGTCCACGATTTGCCCAATCTGCCAACATGATATTGATAGAACGCCTTGCAGTTTGCAAATCGTAGCCTGTCTTAGCTTCTAATCCACATCTTTCAAAAGCTTCCTCAATATACTCAGCTACATCTAATTCGAAGTTTGTTGAGCTTGATGTTGCCATGTTTTAATCCTTATATAAATTATCAAACGTAACACTAGGGTCCATATAACTATTATCACACTCTGCGTTATGAATCCACTGACTTGGTTTAAAATCAGGTGCACCATCACCAGTTTCCCACAAGGCAGGACTTGTTGCACGAACTCTATTATTAGGTAATGCTACTATATTTCCAGTCCATTTACCAGCATCAGTTAATTCAATAACATGACTTTGTTTATGTTGTGCGGGGTCGTCAGCTATATCAGATTCTGTATAATCTACAGTAAAAAGATATTTTCCTGTGTAAAATTTACCATCAATCTTACATTTCCAAGGACTTGAACTTACTCTATCCATTTTAATTATTGAGTGATAATGTGAGCTACAATCCCAAGGTTGAACTAAATGAACAAGCATAGGCTCTGGCCATTCTTTTAGAGGGGTGTCTGCAACTAAAGCTGTAATTGGCATTCTAGCCCACATAGCACCACCGTTCACGTTTTGACTTTCATCAAAATCTGACTCACAACCTGTAAATATAACTTGAAAACTCAAACACCTATCAGGTACAGTTGTGACTGCTATAGCCATAGCGTGTAAAAATTCTCCGTGGTATTTTTCGTGGTTGTGTGTGTACTCTTTTCTCACCCAACATTTAAAATGAGGGATGTTACTTTGCAAATAGGGCACTTATACACGACCACCTTTAGCAAAACCCTTTTTCTTCATACCAGCAGCTCCGCCTTTGGCAAAACCCTTTTTCTTCATAGCGGCACCACCTTTGGCAAAACCTTTTTTAGCCATACCACCACCACGCATTTTCTTTGCAGCCATGCCGCCGCCTCTCATTTTTTTGGGCTTTGCTTCGCCACCCTCCATCATTTTAGCGGCTTTAGCTAGTTCTTTTGACATAGCCATCATTTTTCTTGGACTCATTGCCATTTTAGTCTCCTATAGTAGTTTTCACGTTGCTTATAAATGTCTTCAACATTGTACTTATCATAATAATTATCATAATATCCAAGTTTCTTCAATTTATTTGCACTTTTTTGAAGCTTACTTAGTCTTTGTACGAATATTAAAGAATATTCCTCACTGACAACTTCCTCAAAAGAACCATCATCTATAAGCTCATTTACGTCATCATCAGGGTGGAATCCCATCAACCAAATATCTCTTTGGTTAAATTTATTTTGATGTATTAATTCATTTAAATTTGTTAAATTATTATGAAAAACATCATTATTTTCAAAACACAAATCAATTACAATTATTAAATCTTTTGAGTCATGAAATTTATTAATTAGAGAATAAACTATGTCGTAACTTTCTGTGGTTTTAAGAGCAAAACCTACTTTTTTATTTTTCCAGGCACTTTTAGCATAAGGGCAAGATGGTAAATTATTATAATTTTCATTAGGTATTTCTAAAGCATGCTTGGACCATTGACGTATTTCTTGACAAATTTTATGTTCTATGTTCATTTCTTTTTTCTTCTCGCAGCTTGAACTCTTCTTGGCTTACCCGCTGGTTGACCTAATCTTTTTTTCTGTGAAATACGTTTTCTTTTTTCTGATGCAGACATTTCTGATGCAGTTTTTGGTGTCTTCGATGAAATACGTTTAGTTGGTCTGCAATAAGGAGTTCCACGTTTTTCACCCTTTTGTCTACCACACTTTTTACCAGTTCTTTGATCTTTCCAATCTTCCTTAAACCATCGTTTAAGAGCAAGACCAGCTTTTGTTTTACGGACTGCCATTATCTAAACTTTGTAATCTTTCTTCGATTGCTCATTACTGCACCACAACCTCTTGCAATATTAGGATTTTTTGATGGTCTTTTAACTTTACCTTTTGATACGTTACCGCCATTAGCCATAGTGATAACGCCACCCTCTGCTTTTTTCTTGGCTTTCTTTTTTTTGCCACCAGTTCCATAATTTGCTGCACCTACCTTTCGGCATTTAGCAATGGCTCCTGATGCATAAGCTGAGGGAAAAACTCTGTAGCGAGCTTTTACTTTATGATAACAAGCGTCTTTAGGCATAATATCTTCCTTTCAATACTTTCCAACATGTACACCAGTATTTTCTTTTCATGCACTGTGGACAATCTTTTAATGGTTCACCTTTTGCTCTTAAAACTTCTCCTTTTTTTAGAGGCACAATGTGCTTTTTCAGAAAATCCTTTAGGTCTTCTGCAATTGATTTTCCTTTTCCTAGCATTGCTCCACTTCCTTTTTTGTGGTGGTTTTGAGATCTGCCTGGACATTTGTGATCTGCCCATAACCATTAAAAAAACTTCTCAAGAACTGCCACCCCTATTATAACTCCATAAATACCCCATAACCGAGTATCAAGTTTGTTAAGTTTGTTGTTAATGCCATCAAATCTAGCATTACATACTGACTCATGTTTTTCCAACATTTTTAATAATTCTTTACTTGTCATCTAACACTTCCATCTTCTTCTAGCTTGTCTTAAACGACTATTGGGATTTTTAGCCGCTTTAGGAAATTTTTTCATTTGACCTGCCGACCTCGCACAAAATGACTTTCTTCTTTTTGCTGCTTTGCTACCAGGTTTAACTTTACCTGTAACAGCGGTTTTTAACTTGCTGCCTGGATTATCTTTACGATATTTTGCAACACCTGCTTTTGTCATTCCCGCCCCCTTTTTTGTGGGGCGGAAATACTTTTTAGTTTTAGGCGGTTGCTTGTCAGGCTTCCTTGCCATTATTCATAGCTCTTTCTAACTTGCATAATGATAGTATAGCTATCTGCTGATGAATGACCTACTGTAGTAAACATAATATCACCAGTTACACCAGAACTTGCAGGATTAGTTAATCCTCCAAAAGATGTATAATCGTGATGTCCACTTTGGTTTTCACCCAGCTCAATGCAAAAGTCGTCTGTTGAGGCATCAAATAAAACTTTAACTTTCATGCCGTTACACTGCCACCAAATTTTTTCAATGGTGGCTCTAGTGCAAGATTCTCCTCTAGCGTTTGTTGCTAGAGCAGAAACATCAACTTTTTTTACCGCACTTTCACCTGTTCCGTCAGAAATATTAGTAAATTTCAAAACGGCATTTTGATGTCCGTCAACTAAAGTTTGTGAGGTAACTGCGTCTGCCATATTACTCTCCTATTAATAAACTGAATATTCAATTTCCAGAGTTGCACGGAAAGCAGTTAAGGCTGTATCACAAGCAGCACCTGCACATAAATACAAATTTTTACTTGCTATAGCAGCATTTATATTTGGCTCAAACACATGAAAAGTGCCAGCAGTCGCATCTAAATCTATATCTATTTCTGTTACTGAATCTGTTGCAGATATTCTTGGATTAAAAGAAGCTACTCCTGCACCAACAATCTCTGTTCCAGATGATATTGCAGTATTAGTTGCAGTTCCAGATGTTGCACTTAGTTGTAGATTAGCTACTGACTGTGCATCACTTGCTGCCGCAGTTGTAATACCTATAACCACTTTATGAATGAAAAACTTACTTGCAGTTACTAAAGCATCTGGATGATCAGTATTTAATTCACCGAGCTCAACAAGAACATCATCGTCTGCGTAAGTAACTGATCCTGCATTAGTATCGGCAAGACTTATTGCAAATGTTTGAATTTTTCTTGTACCCATAGATATTAGTTGTCCAGTTGAATTAACTGAAAAACCAGTTTCTGTTATAGCACCACTTGTGCCGTCTTTATTGATTACATTGAATCCACCCTCGGAACGGACTGGACCCGAAAAAGTTGTATTAGCCATGTTAATCTCCTTGTCTTGGCCAATGTCGAACTTAATTGTTCGTCAAGGTAATTTAACTATACACAAAAAAAAGGGGTCTGAAAAGACCCCTTATAAAATATGTAAATATTTTTATGCGGCTCCTGGAGAACCAAAGACACATCTTGGATCTGAAAAACCAAAGGCATAACGCTCTCTAGCTTTATATCTCATGTTACCTGTGTCAAAGTCAGCTTCCATGCTTGTGCTCAATGGTATTCTTTCGAAATATTTGAAACCATTAGGAGCATCTGTCTTTAAGAAAAACGCATCTGTATCAGTTAAGAAATGATTGATGGTATAACCATCTGGTATCATTCCTCTGTTTTTAATAGCGTTTAAATCATTATCAGATGTACCAACTCTTAGAGTTGACTCAAGCAGTCTGTCTGCAACAAATTGCAATGCAGGTGGAACAATTAACTTCATTCCTCTTAATGCAACAATCATGTTTCTTTCATCAACAAATTGTGAAATGTCAATCAAAGCATTTTCTAATGATGTTTCATTTAGATCTGCCGCAGTTGATGGTTCATTTCTAAATGTACCACCACCACCTAATGGATGGTCTGTTGCACAAAGCTCTTTGCCATCACCACCTGCAAAACTTGAATCAAACGCATTGTTTAACACAGCAGCAGCTTTGACTTGCTTTGTGTGAGACATTGATCTTGCTAACGCTCTTGTATATCTAGCTCCAAGTTGATCATACAAATTGTCTTCCATTGCCTCTTCTGTCAATGCAAAAGCTAATGCAATAGTTTCCATTGTATATCTTGAAGTGTAGACTTCGTTTGCTTGATCAAACTGTACTCCAGCACCTTCTGACTTTGTTGAAGCATTACCAAATCCACTTAACATGACCTCTTCTTCAAATGCTCTATCTGAAGATTCAGTTTCAAAGATTTCAGTATGCTCTTGATCATAACGATCATATTCCATGCCGAATAAAGCGTTAAGACCAGGTTCTAGTTCTTTAACTAGTTGTGCTCGTGATATAGCCATAATCTAATCTCCCTTACGCTAATCCAGCAGACTTCTGTCCAAAGATGTGGTTTTGAATCACAACATAGACGTTAGTCGCATCTGATGAAACATCGTTATTTTCTGGATCTTGAGATATATCAATTGCTTTCACTGATAAGTTTTGCGTGGTTGCACCATCGCTAACATTTAACTCAGCACCAGAAATACCTGTTACAGTAGACCCTGCACTTGTATAAACAATGTCAAAGTTACCAAATAAATCTGCAATTGGAAATGCAGCATTACATTGAATTTCAAAGATAACATTTGGGTCATCTATAATGAAAGCCTCAATGTCTGAAGCATTTGTACTTGCAGGATAAAAGTTTGAAAAAGTTTCCTTCTTCGTGGTTGGGTCGGTAAACCTACAACCATTGAACACTCCAACTATAGGTACTGTACCACCATCAGCGTGTACTTCAATACCGCCTCCAGTTACTTGAGCAACCATGTCGCCCTGAAAAATACTAGTCCCGTAATTGGCAGCAATTCTATATCGGCTTTGACCACCAGTCCAAGGTGCACCACCTATCATTCTGATTGGTCTCATACCGAAAGCAGCATCTTGATTTGCCATTTTACTCTCCTAAGTAAGAATTTTATTAACTTTGTCTCTTGCCACCAAAGTGCACTTGAGACTTTCTTTCCTTTGATATTGGCATTGCAGGATTTGACTCTTTCATTAAATCTCTATCAACAGCCTCCATCTGGGTATCTGTCTTATTCCTAAAGTAAGCATTTCTTTCTTCTACTATTTCTTCAGGAATCCGTGCTAATAAAAGTCCTCCTTGACCAATTACTCCAGCATTTTTGCCTTCATCAATCACGGGAAATTCTGCATCTGGATAGTCCTCTGCACGCACAAGTTCATATCCCTCTCTTTGCCGCTTATGAACATTAGCTTTATCATCATAGTCCATAACTCGTTCTCTAATCCACCTATGCTTATAACCTATAGGTGCTGGTGGAGCATCTAATTGATTTGGCGGTGTCCAACCTTTTTTTCTTTCCTGTTTTTCACGAGTTGCAGACTCTCGACTGGTTCTATCCACCATATTAAGCTCCTTTCCTGGTTTCGATTTTAGATACCTCTTTTGCATATTGCTCTAAAGGTATTCTCATTTTTTTAGCAAATGCAACCTGTCCAGGGGTAAGTTCAATTTGCTTTTTCCGCCCACTAGTAACGGCTTTGCCGTTTGCAGGTGCGACAGTTTGGGCGACTTTTCTGTCACTCTGAAATTTTTGCGGAAACTCAACTCTAAGTCTTTTATCTATTTCATTGTAATAGTCGTCTGTTGATGGGTCAAAACCCTCACCTACTACTATTTCATGTAAAGCTTGAGCACCTCTAGTCATAACCATATCTTTAGCGAACCAAGTATTTTTATCTAACCATGATTGTAGTTTTGGATCTACTTCTTGATTTTGCGGGGCCTGCCTCTGCGAGTTTTGAGGTTGTCCCTCATTTTTTTCAGCTCCTGCATTTTCGGTTCTAAGTTTTTGTAGTCTGAGTCTTTCATCCTCAATAGCGAGTTTACCCATGAGCTTAGTTGCCTCAGACATTTTTTCAGCATCTCCAGCATCAAAAGCCTCCTTATAAAGTTTTTTTGCTTGTTCAGATTGTGCTTCAATCCTGTTACCAAACTCAGAAGTATATCCAGTATTAAGTTGTTCAAGTTTTTTCTGAAGTTCTTCATTTTGTTTTTTCTGTTCTTCAGCATATCGATAAGCAGCATCAGCTTCCTCTAAAGCTTGTTTTCTTTTAGCTGTAAGTTGATTTATACGCTTTTGTACATTTTCAGAATACTCATCAAGCTCGTCATCAGATTGTTCAGTGCGAACATTTGTTCGCTCTTCTTCTTTTTCAACGACTGGTTTAGTATCTATATTTTTTTGATCACCATCCTCAATATCAACTAAGACATTTTCTTCGACAGGATTTTCTTCTTTTACTTGTTCTTGTATGTTATCCATCATGCTCTCCATTATACATACGAAATATCTGTTGGATCAAGTATTTTCGCAATAATATTATCATCATTTATAAGTCTTAACTCAAGACCCTCCACTTTGAACCTATTTCCAGCATATCTACCCATAAGTACCCATTCTTTCTCAGAACAGTATGGTCCATTTGGGAATTTTTCAGAATCCAAATATGCGTCAGGCCCTAACTTAACTACATATGCTACTACTGTTGCAAAACTTTCACGCTCTCTCGTAGCGTCAGGAATAAACACTCCACCCTTAGTTTTTTCTTTAGGGTAGTAGGGTATTACTAAAAGTCTGTAACCAGTTGGCTGTGGTAATCTGTCCAAAGTTGATTCATCTAATTTAGAGGGGTCGTTTTCATTTTTACTTGTCTCTTCCTTAAATGCTTTAGTGATTGGAGAAGGTGTTGGATTTATATTTTTTTGTGCCAAAATCCTATTGGGCACATAAAGTTTTTTAGTCATCTTCAATGCCTTTCATCGAGGTTCTTATTTCTTCTATTACCCAAGTCATGCCTCGTATCTGACCTGTAATAAACCGATAGTCCTCTATTGAGTCTATCGAGCCATCTGCTAAAGACTGTGTTAATTCTTCTTGTCTTTTGCGAATGTTCTTTAATAAATATTCCGCTAATTTAATTCCATCCATTTTATAAATCTTCTTCTTGATATAAATTAGCACACATAGGACATTTATATTCTTTAAATTTATACATTCCTACAGTCGGTATTGGTTCTTCATGCACTATTTCTTTCATGGCAATTTTATGAATCCAACAAATTTTAACTGATTTTTCTTTTTCATTCAAAGTCTAGGTTTTCCTTCATGATCTAACATACTTTTCATAGCAAGTATCCAAAGTTCATCATATGTCATTTGGTTAGTCCTTTCTGCTTTTCATATGTCCTAAGTCCTCCGATGCCAAGCATTCCGCCGAGAACAGTTAAAAGTGTACCCATATCAAATTCAGGAAGTTCTGGTAGTTCTGCACCAGCAAAACTTGCACCAAATATAATTAGATCTTTTACGATAAAATGATAAGCAAAAGCAATCGCACAGACCCACCCAACAGCGGGTCGCCAGCCGCCCTTAAATATAGAGCCACTTGCTGCCTCTGCTTTGTTAATCTCTAACTGAGCAAGCAGTGCCTCCTGGGCATGTTTTTCAGACATCGTGGCTATCTCGTGGGCGAGCTTCGCCTTCTGATCTGCGTCTGGAATAAATTTGTCTAGTAGTCCAGTGACTGGACCTATTAAAGCTTGTAACATTGCTACCTCCTAATAAACCTTAACTTTTTTATCATCAAGACTTGGTATGAGTTTACACATACACTCATAATTTTCAACTTTAATCGGAACTTCTATTTTTTGCCTACTTAATCTTTCAGAATAATACAAACAATCATTTATATTTTTAAAATAAATACCGCCATTAAAATTATCATTTAAATAGCACATAAGCATAAATACAGTCATTTTTTTCTTGCACGTTTCAATGACTCTTTAGCAGATTTTGCTATTTTTACAACCTCTGTTTTTTTCATTACTTTTGCCCTTTGTTCCATTACTGTTAGTATTTGGATCTTTCTTGCATAAGGCTTGTTAATTCTTTTAACTTTTGAGACTGTCGCTCTAGCATCTGCTGGAGTAGCAAATTTAATTCTAACTGTATCTTTAGGGTTTTCGTCAGTGTATAAACGTCTACCAGAACCTTTTGGTTTTTTTCCAGTTCCAACTTTAGGATCTTTTTTTGTTTTTGCCATTTTTATATCTTTTGCTTTGATCTTTTTTTATTTTTGTCAAAACTTTCGCCTGCTTCGCATGTAGCTTAGACGCTTTTCTTAATCCACCTATAACTTTTTTTAAAGGTTTTGTATAATGAGGCATTTTAATCTCCTAAAATTAAATTTAATTTTTTTCTTTTGTGTTGTTGTTAAAATTATCTCCCTTATGTTCGTGACCCATCCATATACCAAAAACGCCTGTCATAACGCCCATGACAACTGATACGAACGCTGATTGACTGGCAGTTGGGGAATCGAGTTGCATGAACCATTCTGCACATCTCCACGACATAATCGTACTTACAAGCATCATCAGTCTAGGAAGGATCTTCCATTTCAAAAACGTCTCTACATTCATTTCATTAACAACTCATTTAAACCGAAACCTTCTAAAAGAATAAGGGTAAAGAATAATAATAAAATACCACCTGCTATTAGCTTACCAGAAAAATTTGTAGAACCAATCTTTATTGCTACAAATTCATTGCTTAATATCCTCAAAGATAGTTCAAAACTATTCTCATCAATTTTTACGTTTATCGGTTTTTTCTTTTCTTCTGTCATTTTTATTTAACTGCACTATTTAAAGAATTTATTACATCATCAATATTTGGCTCTTTTTGCCAAGGATTGTAAACACATTTAAATTTTTTAGGACACCAACTCTCTATCATCATTTCGTAAGTTTCATTTCCGCCTTTATAAATACAAGCCATCATACCAGTTTTTGATTTAATTCTTTTTGCAAGTCTACAAGTAGTATATTTTTTTTTTTGATTTTACCCTGCCATATTTTTTGTCGTTTTGTATAGTCTTTAGGTTTATAAATATAGCCCTCTGTCATGTGTATGTAATTACTTGCTCTCGATTCTTTAATCCATATACCAGCAACTAAAACAACAAATCCACCTACAATACAAGCAACTATAAACCAGGTAACTGCTTCACCTATTTGTCTTCTTAACTGTTGTTGTTTATAAATTGTTTGTTGTCTTTCTTTGCGTATTTGACCTTCCATTTTTAAAAGGTCGTCATAAGCTTGTGGCCCATAAGTCATGTTCAGAAACATCTTGAGTTCGTACCTTTGTTCCTCAAGTTTCTTCTTGGCTGCATAAGCAGAGAGAGCTGCCTCCTCAATTGATCCAGCCTTAAACAACTTGCCAAACAGGGGAGGATTTTTTGCTTGTTTTTCAGCGTTATCAACATCAGATACAGCTCCCATCCAGCGTCCGATATCTCCAGACATTTGTTCCAAATCACGACCTACCGAAAAACCCTGTTTTATTGCCGTAAATGCTTTTGAGGCTACTCCCATAGCTATTGATATTGTTACTGGATCTATCGCATGACTCCATTAAAATACGCCCTGAAACCTTTGTGGCCTGGCTATCGGTGAAAATTTTTTAATCACGCCTCCACTACTCTTTTTTTGTGGATTTTTTTGATTTTTTTTTCGGCTTGCTAATTTTGGCTTTGATTTCCCCGCTTTCGACAACGCTATCGCTACTGCTTGTTTCTGTGGGTACTTCTCTTTCTTCAACTTGCGAATGTTCTTGCTTATTGTTTTCTGGCTCGATCCTTTCTTCAACGGCATTTACTACTCCTTCTTTTGCAAGTCTTCTTTGTCTTTTCTTTTCTTTTTCAACTTCCCAAATTTTTTCTCTTATTGAACTAACCATAATTTATCCTTTCATAGCTTTCATTGCAGCAATATCTCTGGTTGTTTGATCTCTTTGATTAGCTAAATCTTCTTGTTGATCTAGTCTTTGCTGGTCAAGTAACACATCATTTCTTTCTTTTTCTTTATCAAATGTTTGCTTTTGATCAAATTGATCTTGCTTTTGTGCTATTTCTTGACCTCTTAATGCTAATTCTTGCTTTCTAATTGTTACAAGAGGATCCTCATTTGGTGGCGGTGTTAACGCTTGTGCATATTGTTCTTGTATTTCAGATGCTAACTCTGCACTGCGTGACGCTACTTGATCTTGCATTGCCTTCATAGCATTTGGATCTTGCTGCATAATCATTTGTTGTTCTGGTGGTATTGTTGCCATAACCTCTTGTTGTGCTTGTAAATCAGCCATTAAAGCTATGTGCTCAGATATATGCCCCTGTAGTGTCATAAGTATAGCAGCATTAGCTTGTGCAACAGGTGTGCTCATCATAGCTAAGTGTGCAGTTATATGAGCTTGATGATTTTGCTCTGGAAAAGCAGTTAACATAGCACCTTTTAAAGCTTCTTGATTTTCTTTGGCAGGATTCATAGGCATAGGTTGAGGAGGTGGTTGCAAAACAGCATCAATATTATTGACACCTAAAGCCTCATACATTTTTCTGTATGCTTGATACATTCCATTGGGACCATGAATATCAGGATTACTTTGTGCTAGTTGCAGTTGTGTTTGTGCCAAAGCAATGCGTTGTGACATAGAAAAAATATTAGGATCAGAAACTGGTAATATATCTATTCTATCATCAAAATCTGTTTGTTTGATCTCAGGCGGTGCTCCAGGTACTTGATATGGATACATAGGCACATCCATAGCAAATATACGAGCTAATAATTTAAACTCTATCTTTTGTGAATAATGCAAACGCTTGTGTATTGCAGACATGACTTTTGTGCCACGTTCCATAATAGCCATTGTTGTGCCAACTGGTGCATTGCCTTGCATCTCACCAACTTTCATGTCAGCCATAGATGCAAAGCGTCTACCAGAGTCTATTAAAGTACCAAGTAGTGAATACAAGGTTTGAGATGGCTCCTTAAATGGTAATGGCATAATCGCTTGACGCAAATCCATACCAACCATATCTACATCTCTGAACTCGCCAGGATTTAGCGGAGACTCATCATCTCTAATCCTTGCACCTCTTGCTTTAAATCCTGCAGGCAAGTTAGATAATGTGCCTGCGTCAATTAGTTGTCTTAGAATTGATGTTGATGCTCTTGAAAGTCCACCTATCATATGAGTAAGGCCAAAGCCATAAAAGCCAAGACCAGGTAAGAACTTATAATGAACAAAATAAGGGATCTTCCTACGGAACGGATCACCTTCATTGAAATTCCTTTTGATTGATAATATTTCACCAGATTTCTCCACTATGGTAACGACATAGGGCATCTTTAATCCAGTGGGTTCTCCATCTTGGCCAATATCTTCAAAGCCAATTAAATCTAAATCTGTGTGAACTTCATATAATGTTAACTCTTCGTTGTAACTAGAACCTTTTTCTACGCCTTGTATGTCATCAATTGTTTCCTTGACCTCATCATAGTTTGATCCTCCGCTATCAGATGAGGGTAAATCTATATCTTTGTAAAACCCCTGCAATTGTAACTTTCTAATCTCATTTTTATCCATACGGACAACATGAGTAATGCGTGTAGATGTTTTAAGGTCTGTTGCATTGTAAGGAACAATTAAATCCTCTGCATGAACAAACTTAGAAACAGCTCTCTGCATTGAAGGGTCAAAGTAAATTTTTTTAAATGCTGAACCTACAATTGGAAGATAAAATAACATTTGATCTAACTCTGGATCATACTCTTCCATTTCATAAGTTATTTGATAATTCATGTAATTTTTAACACGCTCTGCTTGTGCGAGTAACTCTGGGTTTTCTGACCCCACAATGTGTGTTCTTACAGGTCCACTTGCTGGTAGCATTTCTCTGTATGCTTGTGCTTGAAACTGTGTAACGCTTTCTGCTAATAATGGGTGAACTACGCCAGATGCCCCCTCAAAAGGCTCTGCTCTATCCTCATAGTTCATGCCTAGTAGTTCTAAACCACCTTTGTACTGATCTTCCCAATCTCTTCTTGATGATATGTCTTCATCAATATCTCCAGTTATATCGCTTGATATTACACCTAACTCACTTTCGTCTATGTATTCTGCTAAGTTGGCATTAAATGGCACTGGCATTGATGCTTCAAGTTGCTCTTGCATCTCGCCTATTATTGCAGATCCGTCTTCTAACTCTGTTACGCCAGGTGTTATTTCAGTCTCAGAAACAGATACTTGAACACCTTGAGGTAAATCTACGTTTTCAACACCATTTACTTTTTCAATAGCCATGATTATCTAAGCTTAAACTTTCCACCCGCTCTCGCAGCACCCATGCCTCTACAGACACCGCCGCCAGAACCCATCTTTACAGGCCCACCTGCCTCAAATTTTTTAGCTAAAGTAGGATTCATCTTTTCTTGCACCGCCTCTGGTAACTTTGAAAAACCTTTAAACTTTTTTGGAACAGCACCACCATCTTCCATTCTTGTGGCAATACCCATCATCCTGTTCATTCTATCTCGATCAACATCAGATATATTTGCTGTTCTTCCCATTAAACGTCTTAACATTGCCCTCTCAGCATCAGACATTGTTGAAGCTTTTTCGCCAAGAATTTGCATCATCATTGCACGATCAGAATCAGATGTTGCTCCACCTTCTTGCATCTTTTTAGCTTTTTTCATAGCTTCCTCATTAGTTTTAGCCACTCTTTTGCTAAACTCTTCATTTAAGATAATAGTCTTATCAGCTCTAAATGGATCTTTTTTGGGCCTCATCTTTGGCTTTGGCACGTTACCGCCATCTTTCATCTCTTTAGCCTTAACTTTTTCGATTGCTTCCATAAGTCCGCCATCTTTTTTGTTTGGAATAAATTTTATACCGCCCTCTGGCTGGACTGATATTGTACCATCTTTGAGTCTTTTCTTGCCTGTTTGTCTAATCCTACCATCTTTATCAACTTTAATTATAGGTCTTACTGAACCACCATCTTTTGCCATAGTTATTGTCTCCTTCTGAATACTCAAAGCACTCCCAGGTTTTGGTGTAATATCAAAAGTCTGTGGCTTTGCTTTTACCTTACTTGTTTTTGCTATTTTTTTCAAACGCTTTGTAAGGATGGCATCTTTCTTTTTCTGCATATCAACTGTCTTAATACCAGTTTTACCCTTACCAAAATCAGAAACCATCTTAGCTAAACCCTTTAATGGATCTACCTTACCACCTGTTTTAAGAAGTTTTAACTGCTTCATTTTAGTGGTATCAATGACTTTTATCTTTGGAGTTTCTTTTTGTTTCATCGGTGGCATCCTTCTTCCAAAATACTTGCCAGGAACTGGTTGACCTCTTTCTTCTAACTCTCTGTAAGCTCTCCTTCTATCTGCTTCATCTGACATCAGTAATACTCCATCTTTCTTCTGTAAGCGGGTTCAAACTCCTCATCGTCTGGTGTAGCTATAAAACCACCTTGTCTGAATCTTAGTATAGCCTGTGTCATCGAATCTGCCAAGTCATCATGATCACCATGTGGAAAACTCGCACATTCCTCAACAACCTCCTCTGCAAAATTTGCATCTGGTCTCCAAACCATACCACTTTCAAACACAGGTGCACAAGCATTCATTCTAGCAAACTTATCAGCACCCTTGCTTGGCGTAAATGGCGTAACTGGAACACCCATACGTCTTAACTCTTGTGTTAATGGCGTGCCACTTGCTTTCTGCTCTATCAAAATCATGTCAGGATCATATGCCTCGGACAACTCCATTGCTTTTTGCTTGAGTTCTGGAAAATCCCATCTGCCTTTTTCTGCGTCAAGCAAGATGATGGCATCTCCTTCTCCATCAACTGGAGTAAAAATACCCCAAGTAGTAATAGCACTATAATCAGAACGCTCATTTTTTGTGAACGCTGTGTCGTAGGACTGTATGACATACGAACAGGCAGGTGGGTTATCAGGATTCCAAACATTCCACCACTCCCTTTTTATTATCGCACCTTCTTCAGCAGTTGGGTTCTGCATATATTGTGCGTTCCATTTACCTACAGGAATAGATGCCTTAACGCCCTCTAACTCTTCTCTGCTCCAATATTCTGGCCATAATACATTATCTGTATCTGGAAAAATAGCAGGGAACTCCACGATCTCCCATTTATCAGCTCCGCCTTGTGCCTGCTTTTGTAATACTCTAGCAGTTAAATCTTTAATACCCCATCTTGTCATAACGATAATTATAGAACCGCCTGGTTGCAGTCTTTGTCTTGGACCTGATGTATACCAATCATAAATACTGTCCAAAGCCGTTGGACTTAAAGCATCTTGTTCTGATACTGGATCATCAATGATAAGTAAATCCGCACCTCTACCAGCTAAAGCACCGCCTACACCAACTGCATAATACTCGCCACCTTTGTTCGTTGACCATCTACCAGATGCTTTTGCATCCGCTGCCAACTTAACATCTGGAAATACATCACGAAAGTCATCGCTATCAATTAAGTTCTTAACCTTACGACCAAAGCCAACTGCTAATTCTGCCGTATGTGTTGCTTGTATTATTTTTAAATCAGGGCGTTTGCCCATAAGCCAAGAAGGAAATAAATAACTCGCAAACTCAGACTTTGTATGTCTTGGCGGCATATTGACAATCAAACGCTTAATCTTACCATCAGCTACTTGCTGTAGTTTATCTGCATATATCTTATGATGCCTGCCCTCAATGAAAGATGGCCATATGCGTTTGACAAAATCTATATACTTATCTTGACTTGCTTTCTGCTTTTCAAGCATTGAAAGTCTGTCTAGCATGGGAGCTATCTTAGATAACTCATCATCACTTAAATATTCTGCAAACTCTAGGTTCATGTTCCTGTTGCTAAGAAATCGTCAACCGCTTTTATTAATCCACCATCTTTAGCGGCAACTATTGGTTTTGCAGGCACACCAGTTAATAATTCAATTAACTTGTTTAATTCACCACTGTCAAATCCTATTGGCTCAATTTTTGATGTCGCTGGTGCAAAAGGACTTGCAACAACTGTTGGTGTGTCAGTTGGTGTTCCTTTTATTGGCATTCCACCAATTACATTCGGCGGCAAGTCATCTTTCTTTTCTTCTTCTTTTTTTAACACTAAAGGTTTTATTACTGGTTCATCTGAATCACCACCTAAGTCTAAAGGTGCGTTAAAATCCATACCACTTCTAACTGCACCAGTAACAGGATCTCTTGATCCAGTAATTCTGCCTTGACTATCATAGATCGGATCAAAGTTTCCAGATGCTAAGTCAGATAAAATAAAATCTTTTGCCTTCTGCTCTGCAAAGTTTAAACCTGTTGTAACAAAACTTGGAATTTTACTCATTATACCACCACTAAATTGTGTAGGCCTTTTGTCGAGTTGTTGCAGTTGAGACGCTAAATTTTTGTTTTGAAACACACCTAGAGTGTCCTCTCGTGGATCATCAGAAAATATATCTGATCCACTTGTTAATGCGTCTGCAAATTCTTGTGATAACCCCATGTTCTCATCAAAACTGTCAGATGTATCTTCTTGACCATCATCACTACTTCCAAAATCCTCAGATGGACCAAAGGCATCTTCGAAACCAGAATAATCGACATCTCCACCTTCAAACATATTTTGTACTTGACCACCATTTTCGTACAATACTTTTCTCATAGACCCAACTGGAGTTCCATCTTCAAAAAAGAAACCTTCATCCCTGTCTTCTGCTGGCCTTCTAAATAATTCAATATCACCACCTGGACCATCAGATCGATTTACAGTGTCTATCTTATCAATTGGCGGGTCTCTAAAAAAATCTAAAATATTTATAGGTTCTAAACTAGGTGGTCTTTTTGCAAGAGCTGCATCTATTGCAGCTTGCTCTGCAGGAGATTTTACATCTCTTTGCATATTTCTAGACATTGCCTCTTCGTAAGTGTAATTATAATCTTTAGTTGAATCACCAAATCCAAGGTCATCAATTAGTTTGGCAGGTTCAGTCATTTTCTGTAGTCCCTCAAAAGGATTACTAGGTGTAAATATAGGCATCTCACCTAAACCAGGTCTCGTATTGGTCATAGGTGGTTTTAAATTTTGTGTTGGTGGTAATGATACGCTTGGCGAAGAAGTAACTTGTGGCGGAGCTGGCGTTGATGTCAAACCGCCTCCACCTGTGCCTGATCCAGAGCCATTTAAATTAAATCTCTGCTTTGCCATCTGCTCTATTTCTTCAATAAATGGCTGAACTTGAGTATCATCAATTCTCTTTGATAAAAAATCTCCGTAACTCGCTAATGGACCACCTGCAAAACCACCTTCTTGCATCATCTGCACTGGTGGGTTGAAAATGTCAATATCAGACATTGTGGGTGCCAAGGTTGGGGCTGAGGCACCCACCATAGGTGCTAATGGAGGACTCGCCGCACCATTCATATTCTTCAAAAACGTGCTAAAATTGCCACGACTAGTGGCCGTTGTGTCTAATTTTACTTGTGGTGGCTGTGCTGGTGCGGGTGGGGTCGGCATAAAACCGCCCATAGGTCCATTGGCCATCAAAAATCTCCAAATTTAACGTCTTTTGGAGATAGTAACTTACTAAGTGGCTTTTTGCAATAGCATTGTCATCTCTCTATTGCTCTGATCTAACAACCTTGTTACCCAAATCTCGTCTTGACGCTTATCAGCCTCGCCTATCGTGTGCTCTATGGCGTTGCAAAGCTTCCAAATACGCTGTTCTTCATGTTTTGTTAGTGGGTTTTTGTTATTATCAAAAGATTTTACCTCTTTTGTGGCTTTTTCAGCCTTTTTAGTGTCAGTATGATACAAAACTGCAAATTTTACCGCCTTTGGTATGCGATTTTGACCAGATTCATAACATCTGTAGCCCCTCTCGCTCAATCCTAACGTCTTTGCAAAGTCTATCTGACTCAATCGTAGCTCATTTCGGTGTTTTTTTAATATTTCACCATCCCAATCGCTATAACTCGTATCGCTTTTCTTCATTCTACCCTCTTTAGTAGTTTGTTTTGAATTAAATCCTCAACCAACTCCTCATCAGTGCCATATCTCATGTATTTGCCACTCCAATCACACGCTATTTCAGCAAAACCTTTGCGAAAATCATCGTGAGTTTTGTAATAAGCCTCTGAATCTGCATACAATTGCTGCACAATCTCTTTTGGAGTGCCCTGGTATACATTATCGGACATTGGTTCTAAAATATATTTAATCATATTAAGTTTATAGGCTTTGATTGCCGAAAGGTCAAGAAATTTTTTTATAAAATTTTTTTGCCCAGCGTATTTCAAAAACCTGGGGGCCGTTTGAGGGGAACTCGGCAAAAAGGTATTACCGCCGACAATATATAAAAAAAGGTGGGTATATACCCTATACCCACCCGATTATATCGGTACCGAATTAATACGATACCGAATTTATTTTTATGATAATGCTACAATTCTTTGATCAAAATAGTTAGCTAGATCTTGACTAATATTTTCATAAACAAAATCAGCTACGTTATAATCAGTAGTAATGGAACCTAAAGACATTCTTGTTAAAGTTTCTCCATCGTTAATTTTATATCCGCATAAATCATGCTGACCTTGGCTCGATCCATTTTCATAACCATATGAATGTTGGGTTAAACACGTAACCGCTTTTTGTGTTCTGTATTTTCTTTTAATGGTATTAACTGTACGAGCTACTGAACCTCTACAATTAATATCACATTCTAGCATAATCTCTTGAACCGTTGCTCCTTGCGGTCTTGATGCTATTTCATAAAACTTAAATAACTTTGTACGAGGTCTAAAGATATTTGACATTGTAAACTCTTCAACATCACCGCTATTAGTTAGCTTAACTCTATTTTGATAGCTATGATTAAACATACCTAACATTAAATGAGCAAAGTTATTTATCTTATTAAAGTTTAATGTTCCGCTATGTTGCCTAACCTCAATAGTATTTTTTGAGATATAAGTTTTATTAAGATTAACAGAATAAAATTTTGTTAGGTAATTATTCATTCGTCTATCATTAACCGCATCATCACAATATATAGCTTTTTGTAATTGCTCAACATTAGTGCTATTTTTAATAGGATCTAGATAAGCATAACTTATTGGCATACACATTCTATTCATACGTCTAGACTTAGGTAACATAGAAGATATTTTATTTTGATGTTTACAATATCTATAAACAAAATCTTTAATAACCTCAAAATTAAGCATTTCCATATTTTCACATTGAAAGTAAAAATTTCTATGTTGTTTAAATCTCTCAATTGATTGTTCAAAAAAATCTTTTTGAGAAATATTAATAGGTCTTAAACCTATATGAACATGATGACCGCAAGATTGTTTAACCTTACAACCTAAAGTTTCATCTAAATAATTATAAAATTCTTTTAGAAATTTTTCTGTATATGGCGAACCTATTTCTAAAGGTGGGAGTTTAATTTCACAACCTGTTTCTCCTAAATATTCTCGATCTACTTTAGGAGCTAAGAAACTATATTTTTCATGATTAGATAAAATATCGGCCATTTGATGTTCATTATATTTTAAACATTCTATTTCTAGACCCATAGCTAAACGTATACTGTTAACGTCTAATATTTTGTTATGTGTTATTATATCCATTGTTATTTTTCCTTATATTGTTTTAAAATGTATATAGAGTGTCGCATATATAGGTAATGAATGCAAGTTATAATTGTTCGTTTTTGTTGATTTTTAGCGTTTTTTTTACCTATTATGTAAACGATTGAGCTATATAAATTATTCAAAAAATATTAATTTTTTTAAAATTATCGGCCATTTTGCTGGATTGTTCGCTTTTTGGATACTGGGCTTCAGGTAGGATATGGGCCCGACCTGAACCCGACCCGAACATTAGCCCCGACTGGCCCGAGCCCGACCCGAACACCGAACAATTGTTCGGTTTTTACAGGTGCAGCAGGTCTGGCCTCCACGCCAGGTAGTCCAGGGGATACTGGTTGAAGGGATGCCCAGACCCGATACCGAACAATTGTTCAAAACAGCCTGACCCGAAGGCCCGAAGACAGTCTGGGTAAGCTGGGCAGCTCGGCGTAAAGCGAACAATTGATCGGTTACAGCTTCGCTGCAGGTCTGGGCACTAGGCCCAGCTCAATATAAAGCGAACAATTATTCGTTTTTGTGGAGGCTGCAGGTCAGGCCCAGGACTGGCGTAGCGAACAATTATTCGATTTTCTGACCCAGGCAGGTCTGGACCCGAACAAAAAAAACCCCGAGCCAGAAGCTCGGGGCTTATAATTTGCACGCATGCCCGAACAATTCGGGGGGTGCAAAACCTGTTTAAAATCTGCTAATGATAAAAGGAAGTTCCTTTTCATCATCATTCTTGCCTTGCCAACAATCAGGTAAGATAACGCTGGTGTAGTAATCCAAGCATAGTTTATCGCCTCCTAATACTTGGTCGTAAGTGTCTCCGTAGTCATCCTCAAACTCTTTCCAGTTTGCGTATTCTGTATAATCGCAACAGATAGCCACAACGTCCAGCTCAATTTGTTTGTTGTCCATGCACTCGCTGACCTCCCAAAGATAATCATATAGTGCTTTTAAACCCTCATAAGAAAAATGGTTCTTATAAGTGTCCCATTTTCTAAAAGCATCGATAAACTGATGCTCGTTAATAGTTTCTACAATTGCCATAATAGACTCCTTTTGTTTTTGTTTGTCCTTATATATATAGTCAATGATTGCCGATCAGTCAACAGGTAATTTATCTTTTTTTTATTTTTTTTCAGAACTGGGGCAACTGGGGCCTCGCTGCCAGAAGCGAACAATTGTTCACGCTGTCTTCAGGCAGCAGGAACAAGCTGGGCAGTCTGGGCCATCGGCTGCGTAAGCGAACAATTGTTCAAAGTGCTTCCCAGGCAGCAGGGCCTTGTCTGGTTGGAACTGGTCATTAGCTGCGTAAATGAACAATTGTTCGTAATCCCGAACAGCAGCAGGCCCGAGCCTCCCTGGTTGAACTGGTGGATCTGGGTACAGGGCGAACAATTGTTCAGAACCCGACAGGCTGCGTGACCTGCTGGACCCCGAAGCCCGAACAATTATTCACTTTAGGCAGCAGGTGAAGGCCTGGGTGTCCCGAAACCGAACAATTATTCGGTCTGGGCAGCAGGTTGAACCAGGCTGGGCAGGAACCCGAAAAGCGAACAATGGCTGTTTTCTGCGGGTTTGGTGGTAACCCGAAGCCCGAAGTACCCAAGCATCAGCCCGAGCCCGAGGTCTGGGCAACCCCGAACCCGACTGCCCGAGGCACCCCCGCAAGTGTTTTCTGCTAATTTGTGGGTTTTACGCTACTATGTTCTATCGTATTTGGGTCGTTATGGGTAGTGTTCGCTATTTTCATGCGTTTATGGGCAAGTTCCTGAAATTCCTGTAGTTTTGTCAGTATTTGTTCTCTTGTCATAGTGTCTGCCTGTTCATGTAGCACATGGGCCTTATTTACAAGCAATCCTGTAGCCTTTAAGCGTAGTTCTTCAGCCCGAATAGCCTCACCAAACTTCCCGCTCTCCCAAGCCTCATTTCGTATCTTTAATAAATCCCGCACCGACTTCTCAATTGTTACCCCGAATCGACTCCGAGCTTCCTCCCGCATCTCTTGATAACGCTCTTGGACAACTGGGTTCCGAAGCAGCCTAACTGCATCTACTCCAGGGTTAGCATATCCCGCTGCTCTCGCTGCAGACGTCTGCGTCATATCTTTGTGCATGAAGTTATCAAGAAAAGCTTGTTGTTTATCTGTTAGTCTTTTCTGACCAGATAGCCTTCGCTCCCTAGACAGATCTTCACCTACTCTTGGCATTAGTTCTCCTTTCATTATCTAACTCGGCTATTTTATCTTTTAGTTGATTTATAATAGGTCTAAAATATTTTGGTTTACGGATGCTTCTTAAATATTTTTCGTGGCGAGTTTCTAACATCGTGTAATGTAATAGTCGTAATCCTAATTGTTTTCTTTTGTTCATTTCAAAGATCCCTTAATCTGCTTTTTGCTAACAATGTATATAGGGTATGGGGCGGGTTACTTACCGCCCCCCTATACCCCCTTATAGGGGGTAAGTTCGGTAAGTTGGTAAGTACCAATAAAATCAATGACTTAGGAAGCATAAAATACTTACCAAGGGCTTTCGTAACCTCGGTAAGTAAATTAGATATACATATATAAAACAATGACTTACAACTTACCATGAATTTTACTTCCCGTGGTAAGTTCGTAAGTGTAAGTAAATCACTCATAAATGACCAGGACTTTCTCATCATTTGTTCGCTTAAACCAGCTGCCTGCGTTGGTGCATTCGTACCCAAGTTTTTTCATAGTTCCCCAAGTTACGACAAAGCAATAATGGCAATCATTAGGTCCAGTTCCAGCTTTCTTAAAGCAATTAAGCTTATGGTTAATGTCCACACTATGGACCCGAGTGATACCTTTTTCTGTGGCACAACCGAGGCAAATAGTTTTGTTATTCAAAACCAACTCTCGGTTGCGTAAGATTTGTTCGCTACACTCAGTGCAGCGGATCAGATCAACGTTAATCATTAGCTACCTACCTTTCTAAATACATCTAATTTATTTTTTTGCATTTGGTCGGCCTCATGCACTGCCCAATTAAGATAATCAGTATCAAGGCCAAAATCTTCATAACCCTGGGCAATAGTGTTGAAGTAATGAGCGGCGGGCAATGCCACACCTTTATTACGCATAACATAAATCATTACTTTACCATTAACACCTGGAATATCTAAATCGACCCTAATCTTTTTATACAAGTATGGATAGCCCTCGAATCTATCTAAGGACTTCTCACATTCTTTGGTGATTTTCCATAAGCCAATAGGCACTTGTGCGTCTTTGTCCTTAACAATGTCTGCAACACCATTAAAGACAAGCCTAAAGCCCTCGAGCATGAAGCTAATCATGGGTTGGGCTTTGGGGCAACGCACTGCCATATTGTCTTTATTTAGATTGGCACCATAAGCACCATAATACATTATGATAACTCCTCTAAGGTACTTGAGATTTTATCAATAGTTTCTTGACCACTTGTACTCATTCTATCGTAATCAAAATACAAATCGTCAATTAACTTACTGACTTTCTCTAAATCTTTTTTAGTAAAGACTTTAACTTTTACTAAGTTTTCCATAACATACTCCTTTCATTTAAAATGTTATCCTGTATTTATAAGCAATCATTACCTATATGTCAATAGATTAAATTGTTTTAATCCATTCAACAAACTTCCTGTAATACCGAACAAACAAGCTCGGCTTTTTGTGAATTGTTGTTTTATGAATATGTAACTTTAAATATTTAGTGTTCATATTGCTCTTCCTTTTTAATTAAATCACAAACATATTCGTGACCATGTTCACCAAATTTTTCTTTAACCAGGATCAACGCTTGTTTGTTCGTTTTACCTTCATCTGTTAATAGACTACCGAAATATTCTTCGACTTCAATTAAAAGATTGTTTTGATAAGCAGTCA